GTCTTGTTGGCAGTACCCGTAGCGGGGACAGACCCCCCACGGCTACGTCCAGGGGCGACCTGCTTATCGAGTTGGGAGTCCGACGCACTCCGATGGGGCTGAGCAACAGGTTGGCCGTTCAGACCCTGCCAAGCAGTGAAGAAAGCAGCAACACGCCGAACATCGAGATTGCGCTGAGCATCTTCCAGATACGTCTGGCGGGTCAGACCCGTCAGCGGATCAACGTCGAGGAGCCACCTGTGGAAGTCCTGGCTGGTGTTGATATCGCGCCATTCAGGAACCGCCGTAGTCAGCTCACTCCAGAAAGCCTGCTCAGCCGTCACGGCCTGTCGTTGAGCGACCTGCTCAACGCGCGGGAGAACACTGGTCTGCACCTGCTTCAGCATGTGCTCCAGCTCAGCGATCTTACGCTGGTATGCCGAGGACTCCTCACGGGAGACGCGCCGCATAACCTCGATGGAATCGCCGTACTCCTCAACATCCTTCTCGGTCACCAGCTTCTCTGCCGCCGTAGCGGGGACCTGCTGTGGAGCCGCAGAAAGAGTGGCCAGCAACTGCTCTAGTTGCGTAACCCTGCTATTCAGTTGCTGATTGTCCGCACGAAGGCGGGCAGTGTCAGCGTTGTACATCCCTTGGAGCGTGCGATACCGCTGCTCAAAGGTCTGTGCGTCACTATTGGTGTCCGGTCGCCGTTGCTCACTCGGCGCGGACTCAGGCGCAGCATCGGTCGCACTGTCGGCGGGCGCAGGCTGATCAGCAACAACGCCCGTAGCATCCGCCGCATCGGCAGGTGCTTCATTGGCAGCGTTATCCTGGTACAGCTTGGCAATCGCCTCAGACTGACGACGGACCTGCTCGGGAATGGCCACAATACGCTCCTTATCGGTGTGCGTGGTTAAGCAGCTGCTACTTGCGCACTACCCCTTATGGGGGTCCGCACGAAGTTTTGCGGCTACGTCGGGGGCATCCTGTACCAAGCGGTACAGCTCTGTCAACATTTGACACCTACCCTGAGCGACCGCGACACTAGCGGGGGCTACAAAGGGTAGTTGCTCTAGTTCGCGCTGCCGCCATTCGGTCAGCCAGGGCAGGATCATGTTACTTGCCCGGGCAAGTGCCATCACGACCTCGGGCGGGGGCCGGGTCATTAGGCTTGGCCCGTCATCTGGTTGGCGACCACGTTCATCTGCGAGCCTGGACCGCCGCCCTCAGGCGAAGGCGCCGGGGCCTGACCCTGCGGAGCCGCTAGCTGGGCCTGCTGCTGGGTACGGATCATGTAGTCGAGCTTCTCGCGCGACGGGATAATCTCATCGACCGGCATCTGGAGGCCCTTGGCCACCTCACGCAGCAGCGCCGCACGGCCATCGATGCCGACGATCTGCATATCCACTGGGTTGGCGGTCGCGTTGAGGAACTCGACGCGCCGAACGTTGACCGTCTCGCGCACAGCGAGGTTGATCGCGCCACGCGGGATGATCTCGGCGTCACCCTTGATCGCCTCATCCGGGTCATAGCGCATGTTATAAACAAACTGACGCTTAACGACCGGCTTGATAACGTCGTTATCGATGTGCATGACAACCTGTCGGATGCCCTTGCCCGCCGAGCCCATCAGCATCGATAGACCAGAAGCAGTGCGGCCCGCGCCGCGCACATCCACGTCGCCGTAGATGTAGGCCGGGATGCCCGAGTGGTCGTCGGCGAGGCGGGAAAACCGCTCGTAGACCGCCATCAGCGTGCTGGCATTGTCGCTCGGCTGGTTGAAGCGCACCGCCGGGGCCGACGACCCGAGCGGATCATTCAGCGTCTGCCAGATCTTCCAGGGGTACATCTGGGTGATGTCTTCGTTCGGCGGGATGCGGTCGAGATTCACCTCAACCTGCGGGCCGGACGCCACCGCCATGTTGTTCACCAGAGCCCGCGCCGCCGCGTTGCAGACGTTCTGCAAGTCCTCGATGATCTCGGGGATGCCACGGCCCCAGAAGGCACCCGGCGTCTTGATGAAGGAGGTCTTGGCGTAGGGCTTCTCGCCCAGCGGGTCGTAGTTTAGCACCGCCTTGATGATGTAGTTACCCACCATCCAGACGTTCGCGTCGTACTCACGCATCTCATCCGGCACCTCGGTAGGGTCCATACCCCACTCGCGGAGCATCTTGCCGCTGACCTTGCCCCAGAACTCCAGGGCATCGAAGAGGTCGGTCGGGCGCATCTCCGTGAAGTACTTGCGCTCCTCCTCTTCGCGCTGCATCTCGATGGTCTCCGAGACCCAGCTCTGGCCCGGACCAGCCTCGATGGCCTTGCGAATGGCCGCATCGTCGTAGCCCGGCACGCCGATCAGATCGGCCATGGCCGAACGGCTAAGGCGATGGTGCTCGAACAGGTAGCCGTCGTTGAGGCGCGTGATGCCCGGCTCGGGGTAGATGTTGAACGGGCTAACCCGCTCGAACTCAGGCGCCAGCCGCTCGCTAGCCTCGACCGTGGTGCGGCCATCTGGCCCCTTTACCCAGCCCAGGTGACGCTGACGCCGGACAATCGGCCCCTTCACAAAGGCGCAGGGGAAGGTCACCAGATCGGTGATGAACTCGTTGAACGCATCAGCCCATCCACCCTGAGCGAACTGGTCGTCGATGCGGATCTTCATCCCATCCACCCGGGCCTGGGCAGCCTGGAGGATTTTGAAACGGTACTCCTGAGCGACGATCTCCTTCATCTCCAGCATCTGAGCCGGGCTGGGGGCTTGCCCGGTCTGCTGGATCATCTCAACGACCCGCTCGGCAAAGCCTTGCTGGATCTCTCCTGTGTGGTCGGGCGAGAGGTCAGGGATAGGCGTGGGCTGCATATCCCACGGGGGGAAGCCAGTATCGAGGAGGATGTCGCGCAGCCAGCTCTCAGCCGCCCGGCACTTCACCTCGGTGAGCATCATATAAACTTCGGAGCCACCCTGCTTGCGAATGGCTTGCAGCTTGTCGGCCTCGTACTCGCCATTGCGCTGGCGCATGGCCTTCAGCATGAGGTCGTTGATGGGGTCCTTGGCGATGCGCGCGGCATCCCAGCACTCGCGCATGTAGGCCGACAGGCCAAGGATCAGGTCACTATTCTGCCGAGCCTGAACCTCCGCATCCAGCCGTTCCTTCTCGGCCCGCTCGATCTCGGAGTTACTGACGACGCGGAGAATGGTGAGGCCCGGCATGGGTTCCCCGTTAGCTCACAGGTCCGCGAAGGACGAGGTACACATCGACCGCATCGCTCGTCCCGCCCGCCACGCTGGGGCGAAAGTAGATCGAGGAGCGTCCAATCTCGAAGTGGGCCGCCGCCGTGGCGCTAACCGTCGTGCCGTGCACGTCCTTGATGTCGGCGTAGGTGGTACCGTCATTCGACACCTGGAGCTTGGCCGTCGCACCGCCAAAGGTACCAGCAAACTGCACCGCCGCGTTCAGCCCCAGCCGACCCTGCACAGCGTAGGGCAGCACCGTATCGCCAGTGGCGATGTTCTCCCAAAGCAGATAGGGAACACCCTCAGCGGTGCGGGAGAGAACCGGAGCAACCGTCGCCATACCAACCCCCTCGCTGCCCAAAAAACCCCTGTCGGGAGCCGGGGGGCTCAACCGACAGGGAAGTTTGGGAGGTGAACACGGGTACAGAGGCGTGTACCCACCAGGACCCTAACACGCTAAATCTTGGGGGTGCAAGGCCCTTCTCCCCATGGCTAAAAACCCCCCGCCTAGTGGGGCGGGGGGCAGGCGGGGGAGAGTGAATGGAATCCGCACCATGCGGTCCACCCAGAAGGTATCAGGTCCACCCCACGGCGGCAATCGGCACGATGTCCCGCTTGACCCTAACCATCGCCCCCTCACCCGCATTTCCGATGTGCAGCATCAGGTACTGGAGCGCCTCAGCGATGTGGCTGTGCTTGTTCTTGTCGATGCCGCCATCCCCCCGGTTCTTGTACCGGTAGCCCCCCATCATGGCCGCCTTGAGCTGCGTGCAGCTGGGGTCCATCAGGAAGGCCGGGTCGCCATCGACCTGCCGCATCAGGAAGTCATCGACCGCGTTGACCCGGGCCGAGATGCTGTTGGTCCTAGCCGAGATGACCCTGAACCCCTCAGCCTTGATGATATCGACCGCGCTCCGCTCGTCGGTCTGGGCGCGCTGCACACCCGCCGGGTCGGTCACTATGAGGACCGGCGCCCCTGGGAACCGCTCGAAGAGCAGCGGCTTGAGCACCGTTCGCACGAACCGCTGGATGCCCATGTCGAAGCTGACCGCCTCAGCCAGGATCAGTGCCCGCCCACGCGGGTCCTGCTGCCCGATGGCCGCCGCAGGCGTAAGCCCAAGGTCCATCCCCACAACGATGGGCCGCACCCCGTTGGTAATCGCCCGGAGCGGCGCCTTGGCCATGTGGTAGTCCGGCTTGAAGTACTTGTAGACCGGCGTGCCTGCCAGCGAGAGCCCGTACTCGCCGTCGATGTAGACCCGGACGTACTCATCCGACCGGCCCTGGGTGTCGTAGTACCCGTCCGGCAGGTTCTCCAGGTTCTCGGCGTAGGGGCTCCGGCCTGACGGCTGCTTGAACACATCCCAGCCGTTCTCGTTCAGCGAGACGCCATCGACCGGGCTCAACTTCTCCATCTGGTAGTACCACCACGTGTCCATGGTGGGTGGGTTGGTATCACCCCACATCCCGAACCACGTCGGCCCGCCGTCCTTGGCAGACGGAAAGCGCCCAATGCGCTTCGACATGGCGTCCACGATGTCAGGGTGGATGTCGCGGCACTCGTTGAACCACGCGAAGGTCAGCTCCAGCGAGTTCAGGTTGGCCACATCGTACGCGTCGTCGAGCGCGCGGAACATGATCTCGCACTCCACGTCGCCCACCCTGAAGAAGTAGGTCTTGGTGGTGCGCATGTACTCCCCGCACTGGCCCGGTGGGAACCAATCGAGGAAGGTCTTGATCGTGGTGTCCTGCAACTGCCTCGCAGTCTCACGTACAATGGCCGCGCGCGAGCGCCTACGCCCCTGAGCGTCGGGTTTCTGCATGGTAGCGCGCCGCACCACCTCAAAGGAGCAGGTCACGCTCTTACCAGAGCCGACTGGACCCATCAGGACCCGCATCCGCCGGTTAGAGTGCATGAACCGCTTACCTGTCGGCGGCGGTGTGTAGTCAATTTCGAGTGCCATGGTCAGTGTGGCTTGCGCCAACCCTCCTCGTACGCCTCGCGGCCATCGGCGCTATGGTGAATGTGGTAGCCCGAGGTTTCGTCGTAGTAGGGATCGCACCAGCAGGGCGGATCTTCGGTGAAAATGTGCTCTCGGATGTCATCCGCAGGCACCACATGCCACGACCCATCGGTCGTGTAGCTCTCATCGTCGTCGTACTCGCCGTGGGTGGGCTCTTTGCGAGTGTTGCTCACTGGAAAACCTCCACGAGGTAGCGCAATCCACGCTTGCGGGTGTTGGTTATCCGCGTCCGGTAGGACGCTCCACGTGCCATCAGCTCCTGCTCGACCCTTTTGACCTCTACCGGGCTCTCCAGCTCAATCAGATTCGCTGTCGTCGGAGTCGGACTCGATCTGCTGTGGCGTCGCGTCGATGACCGTCGCTGTTCCAAGCTCCTGACCCCCCAGGTTGATGGTAATTCTGACGCCGCCAGCGGCAGCGCCGTCGCCCACGTCGTTCTTGGGCTCCAGTCCCGCCCACTTCACGGTGGATTTGATGAGGTCGGCCTTCACCGCAGGGCTCACCACGGGGTCGTGGATGAGCATCCATGAGGTTTTGAGCAGCTCTTCAGCCTGCGTGCGGGCCTTGAGGCGGAAGGTGACCCCCTTATCGCGGATCTCGTCACGGAAATCCGAGACCTTGCGAAGGAAAACTGGGTCTTTGTTGAACACCAGCAGGTCGCCAGCGACGATCTGGTGCCGCGTGACGATCTCATCGAGGTCCTCACCGCTACCTTCGAGGCGAAGGGCGATGTCGAACGCCAGCCGATTGGTCCATTTGGTCGGTGAGACGGTCGAAAGGTCCATCTGTACTGCTCAGATCCCTGGGTTCTTAGCGTATGTGCCTGAGATGTGGGCGTCAAGGCGAGCTTTTTGCTGGATATTTCATTACGAAAAGTTAATCTTTGGTATTTTTAGGTCGTGGTTTACGGGGCTTACGCATGTGAGGGGGGGCCTGGATTTTGCCAGTCCAGGTGGGGCCGGTCCAAGCCGCGAAGCAAGCGCGGCGCAGCGCGCTGCGAGGCCGGAAACGGGCGGCATTTGACATTTCCGGGCGAATATGTCCTAATAATTGGGCCAGCAGCGAGCTGGCCCCGGCGGCGGGATGGCCCCCACGGGTTGCTCTTTCAAACTGAGGATCAGAACCATGGCTAAGACCGATGATCTCGTGTGGGTCGAGCTGAATGTTGCCAGCCTCCCGGCTGAGCTTCAGAAGACGCTGGCGGAAGCGCGAGAGCACACCAAGAAGGCTAAGGAGCTGAAGGAAAAGGCTCGCAAGGCCCTCGAAAAGCGGTGGATCGACGCGAAGCGGATGCCTGCCACTGAGGAAGTGGTGATCGCGTTCTCCCGCTTCGGCGATGACAAGGTGAACGTGGCGCGGAAGGAGCGAAAGACTCCCAAGGCGAGCACCAAGCCGACCGTCGCTTGGTAACACAACGGGAGGCGCCGCAAGGCGCCTCCCTCCTTCGGAGAAGAACCATGATCATGAACGCTGAGGCGCTGAGCATTGCGCCGACCACCTCGGAACTGCAAACCGCGCTTTCCATCCTGCGCCGCAAGGCGATGGCAGATGCGCAGTGCGCCCGAGAAGCCGAGGCCCAGGAACAGTGGACCACGGCGGATGCCTACTGGGCGCGGGAACTGGGACTGCGCTGCGCCGCCGAACTGGTGCACGACTGCATGGAAGGCATCCTGCGAGACATTTGACACCAGGAGGGGCGCAAGCCCCTCCTCCTTTGGGAGAGTGAACATGACACCGGGTTACAAGGCTGGTTGGGCTGCCTTCCAGCAGTACGTCCTCACTATACAGGCATTCGGGGACGAGGATGCACTTTACGACGAGCTGCCGCAGCTGCGGCGGGAACTGGAGCGAGTACGCGACCACGGCATCGACTACATGACGGACTTCCAGGAGGGTTGGGACGACGCCGCCGACCTCGCCGAGGACCAGGACCTCAGCCTCGCTTGACACTGACCCCGCCGCAAGGCGGGGTTTTTTATTGCCTTGACACCAGGGCTGTGCGCCGCCTCCGCGTGCTCGCTGCGCTCGCCATACGTCGGGGGCCTCTAGGTCAGCAAAGTGCGCGCATAATGGCGTTCTATAGGTCTGACGGCCTATGGATAGGAAAACAAGTACAACAATCTGTAAAAATAGCCTGTTTTTTTACATTTTATACGTTTGTCTCCGTATACTGTAAAGTTAGATCTTTACAGATTGTAGGCTAGTTGACACGTAAACACCATGGAAAACCAATGGGTTCCAGGATCTCTCTCTCTATCTATAATCTATATTTTCTAACAATCCGTAAAAAAGGAATTTTAACCCTTTCCTCATGCGCGAGGCCCCTGGTGGATACGTAAAGCATGTACAGTGCATTCCCCTTTACACCCCCCAACTCTCTTCTAATTTGTGGCGCTCTTTACGAATATTTTTTAGATTATTAGATTGTTGACAGATCCTGCCTCGTAACCCACTAATTTTCCACCCTTTTAACAATCTGTGCGCTACCGCGACGTTATACATACAAAATAGATCACGACATCATAATAGATTGTTGCGACCATTGATGGGGCCGGACTTGACACGGCGGGGCCGCCGGGCTAGCCTGGGAACCGGGTCGGCGCTCCGCCGATGCCCCACAACAGAGGTGAATGGACAGATGTTCCAGCTCATTGATGTGTCCACTGGCGTTCCTGTCAATGGCGACCTTTACATTACCGCCGATGCTGCCCTTGCAGCTCGTGTCAACTACCCTGGTGTAAAGACCCGTATCCAGCAGCTGGTTGACGACAGCTGGATGGAGCGAGAAGCGTCCCGTCTGGCCACTGGCCACCACGCGGTGCTGCCGAGCTACATCATTGGCTATACCAAGGATGGCCACTTCGCTCATGTGTCTAAGGACCGTACCAAGATTGCCTTTACAGAGTCCCCTGAGAAGGGGATGCGTGACATCCAGACCGTGGTGCCTGCCTCCACTTACCTTGCCCGCTTTGCTAGTGATCGGCTTACCCCCGACAAGATCCGTGATCTGGCGGCACGCTACGAGTCTCGGCTTGTTGTCAACTCTAGTACCCTGGTGATCAGCCACGCCAGGGATGCCTTCCGGTTTGCGTACAACGATCAGCCTGTCAAGTCTGAGTCTTCCGACCATGTGTCCTGCATGGCCCGTGCTGCTCGTAGCTATACCGGTTCCCTCAACCTCCACCCTGCTGAAGCCTATGCCACTGATCAGGATGGACTGGCGATTGCCTACACCACCGACCCTCAGAACCCCAACAGCGTCACTGCCCGAGCTGTGCTGTGGCCCCGTGAGAAGACCTTCGTCCGGGTCTACGGCCTCACCGATCAGTACCGCATTGCCCTGACTGCGATGCTCAGGGAGCGTGAGTACGAACGGACCACCAGCTTCGCTGGTGCACCACTGAACCGTATCCCCGCTGAGACTGAACTCGATGCCGATGATGAGGATGGCACCTTCCTGATGCCCTACCTCGATGGTGAGGATAAGGCCGTCGATGACCACCCGGCCAAGCGTAGGTTCTTCATCTGCGACAGCGGCGATTACGCTGCTGATGAGACTGGCGGCACCATCGAGGTTGGCAACTATTCCCGTACCCAGTGCGGTTGCTGTGGTGACCGTATGCACCGCGACGACGATCAGTACTCGGTGGACGGCGAGACGTGGTGCCTCAACTGCTATGACAACGAAGCCTTCACCTGTGCCTACTCCGGTGACAGCTACAGCCACAACAATGGCGACCCTACGACAGTGTGGCGCCGTGCCCGTCGCTCCACTCACAACGGCATTGGTAGCCCCTGGCGTACCTGGGAGGAGCTGTGGAGCGGTGACGCTGCACAGTCCTATGCCTTCCACTGCGAGAACACGGACCAGTGGTACGCCGATAGCGACTACACGGCGATGGAAGTCATCGTGAACACCCGTGCTGGTACCCAGACGTGGTGCCAGGAGGAGACTGAGGGCGAGTACTTCCGCTGCCCGGACTGCGAGGAGATCTTCTCCAACGACATGGTGCATCCCGACAGCATCTACACCAACACCATGCGCTGCCATGACTGCCACAACGCTTACGTCGCCGATCAGGAGGAGCGTGGATACCCGATGCCTACCTTCGTCGCTGACGCCAACCAGCTTGAACTCCCCGTCAACCTCTAACCCAGGAGATACCTATGACCCGCAAGACCAACGTCAGCGCCATGCCCAGCAAGGTGCGAGAACTCAACCTCAGCAACCCCATCATCAACGAGCTGCTCCAGATGCACACTTACTGCCGCCCTGCTGGCAGTGAGACCGAGGCGCTGTTCGTCAAGCGTTACCTCGACAGCATCCCCGACATGCGCAGTGACGCCAAGGGCAACCGCTACATCAACATCCCCAACAGGGATGGATCGCTGTCACGTATCCTGTGGTCCTCCCATACCGACACTGTGCACGCCAAGGGCGGCAGGCAGCGTATCACCTACGGTGGCGGTATGCTCTCCCTCTCACCCAACGCTGACAGCTCGTGCCTTGGTGCTGACTGCACGGCAGGTGTGTGGCTGATGCGCCAGATGATCCTCCGCGAGGTCCCTGGCCTCTACATCTTCCATGCTGCTGAGGAGATCGGTGGCATCGGTTCTCACCACATCGCCGTTGAGACACCCGAGCTGCTCGATGGCATTGACTACGCTATTGCGCTTGATCGGCGTGGCACCACCAGTGTCATCACCCATCAGGGTGCACGCTGTGCGTCAGATGCGTTTGGTAGGGCGCTGGCTGATCAGCTCAGCACCAAGGGCCACACGTTCCAGCTCGACTCCGGTGGCACCTTCACCGATACGGCCAACTACACCGACATCGTGCCTGAGTGCACCAACCTCAGCGTTGGGTACTACAACGCTCACCAAGCCACAGAGTACCTCGATGTGCCCTTCCTGGTGCATCTGCTGGAGCGGCTGTGTCAGGTCGATCCGGTCACCCTGCCTGTGGTGCGCAAGGCTGGCGACAGTGACTTCCCCTGGGGCAACTCGGCGTCGTGGCGCAGTGGTGGCACTGCCTCCTACGCTTCGTCCAAGGGCAGCACCCTGGAGGATCTTGTGTACGACTACCCCAAGGCCGCAGCGCAGCTGCTGGAGGACCTTGGCATCTCTGCTGATGACTTCCAGCAGTACCTGTACGGCGTTCACTGAGGAGGATGAACATGCGTAGGTATCGGTACGTCGAGCGGGATAGTGCGACCGGCACTACCCTCTACGAGGCGACTGGTAACAGCATCGAGGAGACCGCCGATAAGGTGGGCTTCGATTGGGATGATGCCGCCAATCTCTGGGCTGGTGTTCAGCCTGGGTCGCCGGTCATCGACCGCGACATGGATGGCAAGGGTGGCATCACATACAGCCGAGAGTTCCACATTGATATTGCGGAGGGATGAACATGCGTAGGACCATCAAGACCCGTCCCGTAGAGGACCACATCGCGCTCATCGAGGTTCCGGCCTCGGCTCAGGCGTACACCAAGTGGATGCACTACGAGTACCTGTCGTGCCGACAGGCCGCCATTCTGGAGGTCGTCAAGGCCAACCCTGGTGCGACCATTGGGGCCATTGCTGCGGTGCTCAACGTCAACAAGCCGTCAGTCACCAGGGCTGCGGATAAGCTGTCCAAGTGGAACCTGCTCCACCGCAGTACCGACCTGATGGATAGGCGGCTGATGCTGCTCTGGCCCGGACCTAACAAGGGCTAGGCCGAAACGTAGGGTCCGACCCCCTGCGTCCAGCGGTAACGCCGCTGCTGATGAGGCCACTTGTCAGAAACAAACTTACAAGAGGTGAACATGCAATGCGTCCGACTCTTTTAAAAGATACACTCGCTGCGCTGATCCGTGTGGGCCGCACGGTCTGCGTTGAGGGGGCACCCGGTGGCGGCAAGACCACCATCGCCCGAGAGGTCGCCTCTGATCTAGGTCGGGGCTACATCGAGATGCACCTGCCCACCATGCTGGTGGAGGACTTCGGCATCCCGGAGATCAGTGGCTCCACGCTGAGCTACAAGCTGCCTGACTGGTACCCTGCGCAGGGCAGCCGCCACGATACCCCTGAGGGTGGGTTGCTGTGCTTCGACGACCGCAATCAAGCCGGTGCGGACATCCAGAAGGTTCTGGCCAACATCTGTCAGGCAAGGACGCTGCACGGCGTACCCATGGCTAACGGCTGGAGCGTCATCTCCACCGGCAACAGGCAGAGTGACCGGGCAGGGGCTAACCGTGTGCTGGGCCACCTCCGCAACCGTGAGACGGTGCTGGAGATGGAGACGCACCTCGACGACAGCTCGGCCTGGATGATTGCCAACGGTGTACGGCCTGAGGTGGTGAGCTTCCTGCGCTTCCGGCCTGGGTTGCTCCATGACTACGACCCGCAGCGTGATCAGAACCCCACGCCACGGTCCTGGGTGGAGGGTGTCTCGGCTGTGCTGGGCGTGGTGCCTGCTGATGCTGAGTTCGAGTGCTTCAAGGGCGCTGTGGGTGAGGGCGCTGCGGCTGAGTTCGTGGGGTTCCTGCGCATCTTCCGCAAGCTGCCCAACCCTGACGCCATCCTGCTCGACCCCAAGGGGTCGGTGGTGCCGACCGATCCGGCGACGCTCTACGCCCTGTCTGGTGCCTTGTCTGCCCGTGCAAGTTCGGGCAACCTTGACCGTGTTGTGGCGTACTGTGAGCGGATGCCACCGGAGTTCAGCGTGCTGACCGTCTCCATCGCAGCGCGCCGTGACCCGGCACTGGCCAGCACCCAGGCATTCACGACCTGGGCCGTAAAGCACCACGAAGTGCTGTTCTGAGGAGGATAGAACAATGCAGCTCAACGACCGCGCCCTGCTGGTGCAGCTCTCCGTCTCTCAGTGGACGGCCCGCAAGTACGACAAGCGCGTCTCGCAGCAGGCGACGACGCTCTACCATGCCAGTGCTGAGGCAGGGCGCTTCAACAAGTCCCTGCTGCCGCTCAACGACTACCTTGAGCGGGTGCACGCCAAGAGCAACGCCATCCGGCAGGACTTCTACTCCAACACCCTGCCCTGGGCGATGGAGGGGGCGCAGCTGCTGCCCACCTCCAACTACCTCAGCTTCATCACGTCCTTCCGCAAGGCCAAGGCTGAGTGGGAGGCCCTGGTGGCTGACTTCGTGTACAACTACCCGGCACTGAAGGTGCAGGCTGCCCGGCTGCTGGGTGGCATGTACTCGGACAGTGAC